GATCACCTCGCCCTCGGGGTCGAGCTGCGCCGGGATCGGCCCGATGCGGTCCACATAGCAGCCCGCGACGGGCATGAGGACCAGTTCGCCGCCGCCCTGATCGATCTCGACCAGCAGTCCTGCGGCTTCCAGCGCATCGTCCATCTGCGCCTCGGTGTCGGTGCGGAGCATGAAGTCGGTCATGGTGTGGTGAGTGCGTTGAGTTCGGATGCGGTCTTTGCGGTCGGCCAATACTTGATCTGTGCGATGGTGACGCTCGGGTAACTGGTTCCGTATGTGCTTGATGGCTGGCGACCAATGACGAATCGGGTGGCCGCATACATGTCGCCACTACCATTCTTGTTTGCTGAACCAGCAGTTCCGTTCAGATTCACGGCGACGATTGGATCGGTGACCGTGTTGATTGAAGATGCGTATCTGATGAGTGATCCAAGCGTGTAAGCTCGGGAAATTTCATTTTGCCCGCCACCCAAAAGCGATGGACCACGGGCAGATGAGAAATAATTGAGCGCATTGCCGAATGTGTCGTATGTAGGCTGGTCAACCGCCGTCATAAATCCGATGAGCGTTGTGTATGAGGTCGGCTGCTTGTTGATGATGCCACGCCAATACACGCTTCCGGTCTGTGTGCTGTAGTTCAGCGCGGTGATGTTGCTCATCTCGCACGAATCCGCGACCCTCGTCGCCGTGCTCGCGCCCGTGGGGATGTACGAGGAGGCACCGGAGCCCGCTTCCAGTTGTGCGCCCCACATTTCGATGGCGTCGCCGCTCGTCACGATGCGAATGCCGACGCGATGATCGACCGTATGCGTGAACGTGTAGCGAGTCCATGTCGCCGTGATGGCTTGTGTGGTCCAGTTCGTGCCATTGTTCTGCGTGTACTGAATGTCTCCGGTGCCTGATGCCCGTCGCAGCCACACGCTAAATGTTCGCGCCGCCGATGTCCCGATGGCAGCGCTGCTAATGATGGTCGCGTTCCCTGCGGATGCCGAAAACGTGATTGCTGTCGTGACACCAGTCGGATCAAACCCGAGAGTTGAGCGCGTGATGTTGCTGTCGTTCCAGAAATTGTTCGTGCCGCCGCTAATGGCGAACGACGCGCTCCAGTTAAGCAGGTTTGTCACCTGCGCTTCCACCAGCAGCCCTCGCGGTGCCAGCGTGCTCGGGTCGTGGTCGAAGCGGGCGACGTTGTTGCTCATCGTCTCCACGAAGCCGCTGGCGTTGATCCGCGTGCCGGTGCTGCCCCGCGTGAAGGTCAGCCCGCGAGCCGTGAGGTCGGCCGTCGCGGTCATCGTGGTGAAGTCGAGGTTAAGCGTCGATCCGTCGCCGATCATGGCTTTGCGGAACATTGAACCGATCATGGGATATCCACTCCTGCGGTCCGGAAGGTGAAGTCGGTAACGTGAAGGTTGTCTGTGCTCGCGTTGTCATCGAGGAACACGGTGAACGTGCCCCACGCGTTGTTCGGCCAGGTGGCCGTGGTGGCGCTCGACGTCGTGATCGTGCCGTGGCCGTTGGCTGCGTTCACGAATGTGCCGTTGATCGTGCCCGTCGCCGTGCCGATGGTCCACTTGCCCTTCAACGTGTAGCCGGTGCAGTTGAACGTCCCGCCTGTATCGGCGTTGCGGACGTACACCGTCAGGAAATGCAGCTCGCCCGGCCATATGACCAGGTTGACGATGGGAGTTTGGATCGTGACGTTCGGCATTGGCTAGACCTCCGTGCAGCGGATGGGATTCGGACGGTCGAAGAACGCATAGGCGTTTCCGCCGAGGTCGTATACGACAGACACCATGGCCACCGCGGTCAGGCTCGACGTTGTCCAGGCGGAGCCGGTCCACACGCTGCCGACCGGGCCGATGGTGCTCGCCGGGGTCGTGATGTCCATGCCGTCCACGATGGTCGCCGTGTTGAACTCCTCGCGCAGATTCCGGCACGTCGTGTAGTTGAAACGCGGGTCGGTCACGGTGGAGATGCCAGCGCCAGAGATCGACGCGGGCACCCACAGGGACACGGTGTAGGTCCACCGGTTGGTGGCGAGCGCCGCCGCGGCCGTGATGCTGCACAAGCCCTGCGCGACGATGTTCCCCTGGACAAGCTGCGACTGCGCCCAGCGGATGCCCTCGGTGCTTTCGGCGACCAGCTCCGAGGAGTCGGTCCACCGGTTGCACACGAACTTGTTCGCCGAGCCGAACAGTCCCTGCTCGAACTTGGGTCGCATGTAGGTCATGGGTACGTCGGCCCTGCCTTATCGAACTGGTCGTAGATCGGCTGCGTGAACAGCGCCTTCAGGTCGGCCGTGGCGCTGTATGGCTGGTACCACACAACCGTCGCAGCCTGCATGTATTGCGTTCCGGCGATGGTCACGCCTGGGAGGAGTTTGGGCTCGCCCGTCGGGTGCGGCATGGCGAGCTGCTCAAGGTGAAACCACTCGTCGTAGATGTAGGTGATCGTGATGCGCCACACCTCGTTGTCGAGGGTCGCGGCAATGCCCTGGCATAGCACCGTTCCGATCGGCCATCCGAGGAATGCGGCGTTGTTGCGCTTGTTGACGTAGGTGCTCAACCAAGTGCCCCACGCAGGGTCCAAGGCGACCGAGCCGGTGCCGGGCGCCAGCGGCGTCCGATCGACAAGTGACTCGATCTGGATTGTCTGTTGCTTGACCTTGCGGCTCCTCGGGTTGCCGTTCAGGTCGATTTTGGTCCCGGCGATGTCAGCCGTGGCAGGCCATGCTGCGGTGCCGTTGGCCGGGAGCGTCGCGTCGCGCCACGCGGCGACCTGGCGGATGCCACTAGTGCGCGTCTGCTTGACGTATCCGATGCCCCATGGGCTGTCGTTGTATTCAAACTCGACCGAGGTGAACTCGGCCGTCACGTTCCAGACGTACGCGGCTTCCCGCGCCGGTGTGACGTTGACCGAGCGGCAGATGTATCCCTTCGTGATGTCATTGACGCCGCCGCCGGACCAGAAGAATGACGGTAGGCGCTGCTGCGGGCGCACCGGGAGATTGTTGAGGATGTGCCCTTCGCCTGGGAACGGGTCGCCAGCGCCCGTCGGCACCCACCGCAGGATGTACTGCAACGTCAGCCGCTGTTCACCCCAACGATCGGACACCGTGTGCGACCGGCTGCCAGCGACCTCAATGTTCGACCACGTTCCCATCAGGAGCCTCCGAGCTTTCGGTCGATGTTGTCAAGCGAGCGGGCCATGCGATCCATCGTCCCGGCTTGATCCGATAGACCCATTGCGCGGGTTGAACCCCCAAGGCTGAAACCTTCGCCACCATAGAAACCCATACCGCCAGCCGCCTCGAACGCCGCTCCCGTGATCGTCCGCTCCGCGCCCTGGCCGGTCAGGACGCCCGTGGTGTTGATCAGGAACTGGTCGAGCGTCGCACCGGCGACCGCCTTGGTGCTCTCCCAGATGCTTGTCCAGAACGCCGCCGCCGCGTTCATGTCCGGTGCCTGCTCGATGACTCGGGCGGCCCGCTCCTCGACGCGGAACTGCTGCTCCCGGGCCGAGGCGGCCGCGCCCGCGCCGAGCGCCTGCCCGACGGCGACGTCGGCCTGCATCTGCGCCGCCGTGAGCTGGCCCTTCGCAGCTGCGGCCTCCGGGCTGAACTTGAACGCCAGCTGGTTCAGCTCGTCGACCCGGTTGTTGATCGCCGAGATCAGGCCCTGGAGCGCACCGAAGCCCGCCTGGGCGACCCCGAGCGCCGCCGTCATGCTCGTCGCGGTGGCCGTGCGCCGGGCCGTCCGGTTGAGCTTGTCGAGCTCCTTGTTGGTCGCGGCGACACCCTTCACCACGCCCGAGGTGTCCATGGCGACCTGAATGGTCGACTTCATGCTCTTGTCAGCCATGGGAGCCCTTTAGCCACGGGAAGAGGGAGTTGGGCCGCTTGCCGGTCAGAGCGCAGGCGATGACCACCAGCGCGTTCTCGATGCGCTCCTCGGTGGTCAGCTCCTGGGATGACAGGCCGACTGGCATGGTCATGCGTTGCTCGGGACTTGCGATGCGCCAGAGCCTGCGCTCGGCGCGACCGTAGGGCGTGTCCGGTTGACCTCGGCAAGGAGCGCCGCGGCGAGGTCGGCGCGGATGGTTCCCGCTTCCTTGGGGTTCGTCAGGAACGGGGTGCCGTCGGTGCACTCAATGGTCGTGACCCACCAGTACGGGTTCGTCGCCGACGTCTGCGCCTCGGCGAGAGTCGGCTCGCGGAACACCAGCGGGCCGATCTCGTCGATCGTGACCGTGCGCCGCCGGGCGGTGAGCTGTTCAATCGGGATCGGCACTTACTGCTCCTCCCAGGAGAGTTCCCACAAGGCGAGGTCGGTGCCGTTGTCGTTGATCGACGCCGAGGTGATGTGGATGCTCATGGGGTTGGTTCCGGCGCCCCATTCGTCGTAGGACTTGCCGCCCTGATCGACGTACTTCAGGGTCAGCGTCGCGCTCGCGCCGGTGGCAGCGGCGATGTCATTCGGGAACAGGTGCGTACGCAGCGTGTCATCGGTTGCGCCGTCCTGGCGCAAGAGCGTGATGGTGCCCGAGCGCCGGATGCGGCCGGGCAGCCGCTTCTCGCGGTAGTCGGCGAGCAAGGTGGCGTCAAACGACGCACGCTCGACGTTGAGGGTGAACGAACGCACCTGAACGGTCCCCGTGACGCCGCTGAAAGTGATGGTCCCGCCGAAGCCGGTGATAAGTGCCATGGTCAGATTCCTTGGAAGGTGAAGGTCATGGTGCAGACGCGCTCGTCGCCTTCGGAGCCGTCTGCCTGTGATTCAGTACGCATCGAGGTCGAGATCGCCGTGAGCACAAGCTTCGCGTACGCCGCGCCCAACGTGGTCGGGTTGTCCCAGTAGTCCACGATGTCATCAGCCACCTGGATGACGCCGAGCGCCGTGTCGCCGTAAATGTTGACCTCACAGGTCACGATCCACGCCGCAGCCGGTTGACCTGGCTGCGTCACCTGGCACTCGGCCCCGGTCATTTCCCACACGACCGCAGGCGTCTGGGAACCCGGCCGACGCATCCCGACGGCGACGTCGGCCGTCACGGCGTTGTCCATGTGCTGCTGGAGCGCCTTGGCGACCTTTTCAAGTGCGAGCACGCTCATGGCTTGCCGCCCTTCGAGAGCAGCTTCTTGGCTTCGAGCAGCGCCTCGGCGCTCAATTCGCGCATGATCTTCTGCACGTTAAACAGCGCCCAGCGATAGGAGATGAATCGCCCGGCGACGCGCCCGCCGCTCGCCTTGTGCTTAAACCCGGATTCCAACAAGTGGAACACCCGCTGGCGGCCCTTGGCGACGCTGGAGTTCTTCGCCTTGCGGCCGTACCGGACGCCGATCTGTGCAGCGATGACGCCTGCCTGCCCATGCATTCGGCGCGGCGATGTCATTTCAGTCGCGGCCGAAATGGCGAGTCGGTGCTTCATCGACGGGCCGCGGAAGCGGGCCATGAGCCATTTCCGCCCGAGGTCGCCGACGTACGGCTTGAGCACCTTGCGGAATACGCGCTTCCGAAGCGCCTCGTTCACGTTGATGGGCAGCCGCTCAAGGGTGCGCCGCAGCTCGGCGTCTTCGAGCTTGATCTTGACAGCGGTCGCGCTCACAGCACCACCTCGACGGCAATGATTTCCATGTTCCGGCGACGCTGGTCGCGGTCGGTCGCGCCGCGGATGTTGAGGTAGCGCGTCGTGCCGCCGTCGGACCAGAGCAGTCTGCTGCGAGTCGAGATCGACGGGTGCCAGGGGCACAGGATTCGGTAGTTGCTCTGAATCGCCGGGCCGCCATCGTCCACGCTTTCGGCGGTGTCGAGCTGCTCGATGTGCATGGGGATCACGGCGACGTCGGACCATGTCTCGACGGCCTGCCCGAGATCGTCCACCGTCGTTGCGGGGTTCTGCAACGTCGCGACGAGCCGCATCATGCCATGCGGGACATGCGCCATCAGCCGATCCCCTTCCCCATCATGCCCAGGATGCGATCCCAGTAATCACTCGATAGGACAACGGTGTCATCTCCGCGGCTCTGAACGTGCTGCGTGACACGCTGGAGCAGCGCCATTTCGAGGAGCGGATTCAGCGTGTTGCTGCCGCAGCTGACGGTAAGCACCAGCGGATACGTTCTGGTCGCGTCCTGCTCGACGCCGCTAACGATCTCGCGGTCGAGCTTGGCGTACTGGAGCCCGTTGATGGTGACCAGCGGATGGGCATACGAGAATCCGCTGTCGTTGAACGACACCACCATGGTCACCGGCTGCCGGGAGAGAAGTACCAGCTTCTCCGTGTTCGTTGGCTCGACGCCGACGTACTGCGTTCGCGTGGTGGGATCCACCACCCATCCGGTGCGCTCTTCGAGCTCGCGCACGGCCGCCAGCCAAGCGATTTCGATGGCCGGATCGTCCTCGGTGTGAGGAATCCGCGCCCAGCTTCGGAACTTGGCAAGGTCAAGAGGCATCGGACTCCTTCAAGCAGGGGCGTCGGGGGTGCAGCCCGACGCCCCTGCCGATGGGAGGAGAAGAACCGTCAGGCGTTGGTGACCTGGAGCTGCACGAGGGACTTCACGCGGGTGAAGGCCGAGTTCGCGAACGCCATGCCCTGGAAGATCACGCGGGCCGAGCTGGCCGCGGTGATCTCGTCGCGGATCATGCCGATGCCGCCCCACTCGCGCACGGAGAACCCGTCGCGGATGTTGCCGAGGACCGCGATCACGTTCTTGCCGGTGGTTGCCGTCGCGACGTGCGCCGGGAGGTACTCGGTGACGTAGACCGGGAGGCCCATGAGCGTGAACGGAGCCGCGCCGACGAGCGCCGCGTCAGCCGACGGAACGAAGATCGGCACACCGTTGACCACGATGCCCGCGATGGCCGCGTAGACGTCCTGCGGGAGAATCCACGCCGCCGAGCCCCAGTACGCAGCCGGGAGCTTCGAGTAGCGCATCTCGGACAGCTTCGCGACCGTTGCGCCGGCCGTGATGGCCAAAGCTCGGGTCGTGCCCGTCGAGGTCGCCGTCGTGATATGCACGTTGGCGTTCACGGTGAAGATGCCCGTCGGCGCGTTCGTGCCCGAGCCGCCAACATAGCCCCATTCGAGGTTCTTCGAGAGCTGGCGCTGGAGCGTGTCCATGACCTCGGCCTCGATGTCGAAATTGGCCTGCCGGATCAGCTGCTGGCTCACCTGGGTGAACGGGA